CATTCTTAATTTGAAATGTTCTGTTCTGTATAACCTTAAGAATACTTTCTAAGTATACTAACATGGTATCATAATAATCGATCTTTAATGAACTGGTAGATAGTTTCTCATCTGCATCAAGATATTTGGTCATAGTATCTTTATCTCTAATCTTCTTTCCAAAAGGATTTTCTACATATACTTCTGGGTCTGCTTTCCCACTAAAGTACTCATACCGTTCATGACGGATGTTCTTTCTTTGTTGCTCTGCTTTCTTTCTTAATAAAAAGATTGTATTATAAAGTTCAAAGTATTTTGCATGAAGAGATGGGACATTCAATGATTCTTCGTGTAGATTATCTCTGTCGATCTTTGCATCTTTCTCCCACATCTCTTGAAGTTTCTCAAGAGTTACATTCATAAAGGTTTTCCTTCTAAATTGGTTAATGTATATAAAGTATACTTGAAACTTACCTCTGCTGTAAAGTATTCGATATCTGTATCAGTTGCATCGAAAGTGACAGTTGAAAGAGTATAAGGGAAGAGGTCATCGAATATTACCTGAAATTTAGGAACAAGATTATTACTTAAAATTTGGAGAGTTCCATCAGAATATATGTCCTGTCTTCTCTGCCCAAAGGTTTGTTGTATGTATGCTTTCTTTTCTAAGTTCTTAAATTCAGAAACATTTTCAGGGTAACCTAATCCACGAATCCAATTCTGTAATTCCATATAGTTGGTTAAATCTTCATCAACCAAAAACCTTAAATTTAAATCGCCAAAATCTATCTTATCACCAGGTAATGGAATATCTCTGAGATAGGTAGGTTGTTCAGCAATTGATAAACTCATATCAGGAATATTTGCTTCATTACAAAAGTAAGCAGTCGCAGGACTTCTTTTCAATGCAAATTTAAACCCAACTGGTGATAGAAAATTTCTATTACCAATAGGAGTTCCTGGTCTTGGTTGTGGATCGGTTTTTATTGCCATTAGTCATCTCTAGACATTTGTTCTTCAAGTTTTGCTTTAGCAGCTTTAACTCCAGCAAGTCTTACTTCTAAAGCATCCTCAAAACGCTGAAGTAATTTTAATTTAAACTCTTTACGATTTCTCATCATCGTTAGGTATAGTATAAACTTTGTCAGTATCTGTTAAGGTGATGTTGATATCTTCATCAATATCAATAATTCCTGCTGGAACTGGAAATGTTTCGGTCATGATATACTTTTAGACTACTTGTATTTAGGCAAAAAAAGAGGGGTGGTAAACCCCTCTGTTCTTTATAATTCTACTAGAGCATTACTTACCTCTGTAACATCACCTATTTTTTGAGGTAATGCACCTATAACCTTTAATGGTTCAATATCTCTATTAGTTATTCTGGCAGAAGCATACTTCATAACTAAATCATCTATTTCCTTTAAAAGAGTTAGAGTATTTTTTCTATGAGAATCAATATCTTCATGACTAGTAGCTTGACTATCAAATAAAGCAACATTTAAAGTGGATTTATTTGCAACAAAGTTTTCCATAGCTACAACCTGAAGTCTTAAAACTCTAGTTTTATCTCCTTCAGTACCATGAGTATTGAGAACATCTGCACCAAGACCAAGGTCTGCTAAGAACTCTTCCGCTTCTTTTCTATTAAAAGATTGTAATACTCCTTTTCTTTTAAAGTCAGTACTAATTCTTTTAACAATTCCTCCAACTTTCTGACCTGACCAGTTAAGATCTAGAGTTTCAATCCACTCTTTAATCTTTTCCGTACTGCGTTCTTTACGATTTTGAAATCTTTTACGACCACATTCTATGATTTCATTATCAGTGATTATTTTTGCACCATCACCTTTATTTGCAGCAGCACGAAAATCATCTACAAATTCTTCATGAGAAGATTGGAATTCTGTAGCAGTTTCTTTATCTTCTTCATATACTGCAAAAATCCACTCTTTATATCCAAGTTCAATTAACTGTTTATGGCGATTAAATCCATTTAACAGATTATTATCTGGATAAAGAGATGGTGTAAGTTTTGTAATATCAATACCTTTTCTGAGAGACTGTTCTAATGTTTCATTGTCTCCCGTTCCAGAAAGTCTAATAGAATTATTCTGAAATCCTTTTTTATCTTTTGTGTTTATCTGGGTAAGTTTTCTCCAGACATAACCTTTAAATTTCCATCCAGGAACTTTTAATGGTGTAGGAAGTGCTGCCTCTATTTCAGCACGGAGTTCTGTAGGGACTCCTTTAAGAGGAACTTGAATGTATGACATAAGCTTAAAGCTGTGTAATGTACTTTATTATTATATCACTCTTTCCTTATAATGTCTAATCCTATGACAATTACTACAAATCATGACACATTTCTTAGCTTCTGTTAAAATTGTATCCCAAGCAGCATTCATTCTAGGAGCAATCTCAAACTCTTTAGTAGATGGGTTTATATGGTGAAAATCATAACAGCATACAGGAAAGGTTCCTCCACAGTCATCACACTTGTCTCCGAAGTGATCCACTAATTTCTGCTTTCTTACATCTCTTCTTTCCATTTGATACTTTCTAGCATGTTCTGCATTCCGTTTAGTTCTACCTTCACCATAGTATCCAGTGATATTCTTAAGTGGTCTAGGCATTGCTGATTACAACTAGTTCTTACATAATTATGTATAAAAAAAAGACCCTCCGAAGAGAGTCTTTTGAAAGTAAGAAGATATAAACTTCTTTTCCGAATCTACATAAGATTCTTGACAGCAACACGCCTGTAGTAGCGGTTTGTGTTAACACGGAGTCTTCCAAGTCCTTGGTCGAGTCCTTCGGCAAATGGGTTCGCAACGATTCCGTAACGAGTCTTAAAGCCGATCTTTGGCTGGAATGAATTCTCTCCAACTGCACGAACCATCTGTAGTGGAACATATGGGCAGTAGAACAGACCAGCATCATAAGGAGATGAACCCTTATAACCAACAACATAGTACTGGTTACCACCTGTTGGGGCACCACCATTAGCACCTGGCTGAAGGTTAGCAGAATATGGGTCAATGTATACTCTGTACTTACCTTGTAATGTACCAGCAAATGTATTGCCTGTATCATCAACATTAAGGTTAGCATTAAGAGCAGGTGTATAGTCAAGTACACCAGCCATTGTTAGTGCAGAAGCAACATCAGCGGAGCAAAGGATGATGTTACCCTTTCCACGACGAGTTCTTTGTGCGATTGCGTTAGCATCTCTTTCCATCTGGAAAAGTAGACCCTTGAACTTCTCAACTGACCATCTACCATTTGAGTCGATGTCTAAGTCGAAAGTACCAGCGTTAGCAACATTCTGTGTAGCACCCTGTTCAGCAACCTTATAGATTGTTCTAATGACTTCCCTGTTGATTTCAGCAAGGATTTCAGTTGAAAGGATGTTAGCAAGTTCTGCTTCTGCATTAAGACCATGAATTGCTTTCAAGTCCTGAGCAAGCTCTAGTGAGTACTCAGCCTTGAGGGCTCTTGACTTAGCAGTAACAGTGACCTTCTCGATTGAGAATGCCATCTGGTTGAACGCTCTGGTTCCTGTACCTTCAAGCTTTTCAGCGTTGTCAGTACGCATACCTTCACCTACATTGTATGCAGTAGATGATGCGGTTGCAACAGGGTTAAGAACAGCAGGGTTAGATCCAGCTTGAACTGTAGTACCTAAACCAGCAGCTTCATCTGCCCAACCTTGGTTGCGAGTAAAGCTGTTATCTTGTCCAGAATATGCTGAATTTGCTTCGTCATAGAATGCTTCGTTGCCACTCTGATTAGTGTAGCGTGAACGCATTGCGAAGATAAGTCCAGTAGGACCAGACATTGGTTGAACACCAGCAAGGTCATATGCGACCAAGTTTGGCATTGCTCTTCTAATCAATGAGATTAGAACGGGGTCGAAACCTGCAGTTGGACCACCAGCGGCTGCAGTGCCACTGAAACCTGGATTAGCACCAGAATTTGTCCAGTTTGTAGGTTGCTCAGTAAGCATTGAGGTACCACCTTCAAATGCTTGCTGCTCTTTTAAAAATTTCTCTTGGTTCTCTAGCAGGACTGCGGTTACGCTTCTACGATGAGAATCCTTAATAGGATCAATACCATCGTAATCTAGAAGTGGTGCCCACTTTTCCTGCAACTGTTCTGAATGGAACATTTGCTTGTTAAAATAAAAGGTTATGTTTGATTAATAATATTAAATTCAATTATTTTGCTAAACCACGGAGAGTGTTTAGATATCCAGCCATTGAGTTTGTAATGTCTGCAGGTGCAGCATTATCCACTCCTTCTGATAAGTTCTCTGATTTAGCCCTTGGTGACTTTCCGTTTGAAGGGAAATATGATTCCTTCAAAGTCTCCAACTTCTCACGATATTCTGTTTCACTTTCAAACTCTACACTTTCGGAAAGTGAGGCGAGCTTCTCTTTCTGAGTGTCAGCAAGACCCTCGGAAACGGTATCGAAGATTCCATCAGCAGTAGACTCAGCAAGTCTCTTGGTTAGGGAAACATTCTTCTCAATTTGCTCATTGAGTTTGGACTCCATATCATCTAGTTTTTCTACCATACTCTCAAGTACATCATATTTTTCTTCAGGGATTGATACATAATGTTCTTCAAAAAGACTCTTAAGACCAGTCATAAAGGACTCTGTGAGTTCTTCCTTAAGACCGTTCTCTACTGCAAGTTGATTCTCAGTGAACCACTCGTCAGCAACATATTCAAGGTAGCTATCAACACGCTCATTTAGAGCACCTTTGATAGTCTCAACTTCTTCGAGAAGTTTTGCATCGTATTCGGTTTGTAGTACTTCTTTGATTTGTACCACTTTACCTTTTACTGCTGCTTCAAGGATAGTTTTTGCCTTTTCCCTGAACTCCTCAGAAAGCTTTTCACCTTCTACAAGAGCAGCAACATCTTCATCGATGCTAATCTCTGTATATGCAGGTGCTTCTGCTACTGTTTCTTCTT